AGAACGAAGTTCGTGTATTCGACGCCATTGATTGCGACGTACCAGATCGGATTAAATACCGTCATTAGCCAAAGAGCAGAGCATTAGCCCCACCCGTACCCCTGAAGAATGATCGGCTGCAATCGGTTTTCGAACCGTCAGCAGCTCCACGTATTCATTCTCCGTTGAATGATTTACCTTCACGCGGTCCTGAATTGATTGATTTCGCTGAGCAATTCATCACTGGCGGCTTCATGCCGTGGCAGAAATGGCTTGCAATCAACAGCTTAAAAATCAAGCCAGATTCCAGATGGCATCATCCCGTCTCGGTTGCCATGCTCCCGCGTCAGAATGGAAAATCGACGTACATGCTGGCTCGCATTGCAATGGGTTTATTTCACTGGGATGAACCGCTCCAGATTGCATCGGCTCACCGACTTGTGACTTCCCTTGAGCAATTTCGACAGCTTGTCGGGATGATTGAATCTCATGACGATCTTGCAAAACGTGTAAAGCGAATTCGCTGGCAACACGGCGCAGAAGAGATCGAAACTTTGACCGGGTCGAGGTTCTTGATCAAAGCTGGCGGCTCAGCAGCTCGTGGCGCATCCCCTACAACGGTGCATCTCGATGAGCTTCGTGAAATGCATGATCTTGAATCTTTCGCTTCTCTTCGATACACACTTATGGCGGCTAAGAATCCTCAAGTCAATGCGTTCACGAATGCGGGTGATTCTCATTCGGTTGTCTTGCAAATGCTTCGCGATCGAGGGCTTGCGGCGATGGCGGGAGCAGACGATGACATTGGATATTTCGAATGGTCTGCTCCGACTGATGAGATCAGCTTTGAAAACGCGGCTTCATGTAATCCCGCACTCGGAATCACGATTCATCCTGACAACCTTCGATCGATCTTGAATGATCCGCCAGAAGTGGTCATGACCGAAGTTCTTTGCAGATTCGTCCAGACGATCTCGAGTGTTATCGGGGCTAACGAATGGAATCAATGTGCTGATGATTCAGTTGATCTTGATCCAGAGCGATTGACTTGGCTTGCACTGGACTTGTCGCCAGATCGTCGTCACGCGGCTCTGGTAGGGGCTCAGAAGCTAGGCGATGAACGATTCGTCGTGAAGCTTCTCCATGTCTGGGAAAACGCGGTTCAACTCGATGACAAAGCCATTGCTAACGATGCAGCTAATTACTGCCGCAAGTATTCGATCGAGCATCTGCTTTACAGCAAGCGAACCAGTGGCGCGGTAGCTGCGCGGCTTGTACCTGCTGGCATTCCCGTCTTTGATATGGACGCCGATTATCCTCAAAGCTGCGACGAGCTTCTGGGAGCTATAAATTCGGGTCGTCTTCGTCATAGAAATCAAAGTGAGCTCACGACTCAGATGCTTTCTGCGGTGCAGTTGCGTCGAGGCGACTCAAGTTGGGTCATCGGTCGAAGAGCTTCTCAAGCTGCGGTCTGCGCTGCCGTTGCAACCGCACTCGTCACGCACTTTGCTACCAGACCAGAAACCGAGATCGACATTCTTGTCGGATAGACACGCCCATTCGGCTTAATTGCTAGAACGGTGCGTTGATGCTTGACATTTGAAAAAATTCCGTCATGGGTATCCGTGACATATTTGCAACGCGTCAAGTTGATGGCGTAGCACCTTCCGCGTCGCCCGATGTCTCTGCGCAACTTGGACCAGTGACATCGCTTGATTCATTAACTCCATTCTTCGGCGGAGCTAATACTGCAACGCGTGAAGAATTCATGAGCATACCTTCGGGAGCTCGCGCAAGAAATATCATTTGCTCTTCAATTGCCAGCATCGGTCTTCATGTAATTGATCGATCAACTGGAATGGAAATTGAAGATGCACTCCCCCGCGTAATTCGTACACCTGATCCAAGAGTTCCGGGTTCTGCAACTTATGTCTGGACGTTGGAAGATATTCTGCTCTATGGATATGGTTACTGGCAGATTACAGAATTGTTCTCTGACACGTACAGAGTTCGAAGTGTTCAACGCATTTCACCTTCTCGCGTAACTATTCAAACAAACTCTCTCGCAACTGAGATTGAGTATTACATGGTTGATGGATCACCAGTTCCGAATTCTGGAATCGGTTCGCTTGTTGTCTTCAATGGTAACGATGAAGGAATCCTCAATCGTGCAGGTCGAACAATCCGCACGGGTGCGGAATTAGAACGTGCCGCTGCAATGTACGCCAGAGAACCTATTCCATCGATGGTACTGAAAAGCAACGGCACGGCTCTTCCCGCTGATCGAATTGCAAAACTTCTCGAATCGTGGGGCTCAGCTCGTCGCAATCGTGGCACTGCTTTCTTAAATGCCGACGTTGAATTGCAGTCAATCGGATTTGATCCTGAAAAGTTACAGCTTGCTTCTGCGCGTTCGTTTATTTCAACCGAACTTGCACGTGCGTGTGGAATCCCTGCCTATTATATCGACGCGGAGACTGGCTCTTCAATGACTTACTCAAACGCGGTCAATCAACGTCAAACACTTCTCGATTTCTCTTTGATTCCACTGATGACTAGCGTTTCTGAACGTTTATCAATGCCAGATTTCGTTCCGCAATCACAGCGCGTGGAATACGACTTGAGCGATTACTTACGCGGCAGCGATCTAGAACGCGCAAACATTTACAAGACACTGAATTCAATCGTGGACGCAAATGGAAATCCCGCAATCACCGTTGAAGAAATCCGACAAGCAGAGGAACTGATCAAATGAAAGTAATGACACCGTTCACAATTACAGCAGCAGATTCAGAAGCTCGCACGATCACCGGTCAAATCGTGGCGTTCGATACCGCTGCAAAAGCATCGACTGGCAAAGTTTTATTCAAAGCGGGATCAATTACTCCAGCAAATGTGAAATTAAATCTTGAACACGATTCAGCACGTCCAATCGGCAAAACACTTTCGATGGAACTTGCACCAGATGGAAAATCAATCAACGCGACATTCAAGATTTCAAAGACAACTGCTGGATCAGATGCAATTCAAGAAGCAATGGACGGATTGCGCGATGGATTATCAGTTGAAGCAAATGCGATCGATTTTGGCTACAACGAAGATGGAACGATGGTCGTCAATCAAGCTGATCTCGTTGGCGTCGCTTTGACCCACAATCCAGCTTTTGATTCTGCACGAGTTTCCAACGTAGCGGCGACAACAGAGCCAGAAAATTCTGAATCATCAATCGATGAAGCAGAAGCAACACCACAACAACAACCAACAGAAGGAGACGTCGTGGAAAACACCGTCATAGAGCCAACTGCCGCCGAGACGGTAGAAGCTTCAGCTAAGGTCGAGGCAGCTTCAGCAGCTAAGCCCGTCAATTTCATCGCAACACGCAATCCAATCGTTTCACCAGAAACATTCTTGATGCACAAAGTTGCTGCAATGCGTGGAGACGAGAACTCACGTTCTTTCGTAGCTGCTGCAACAGCAACAACAGATTCACCAGGATTAATTCCTACTCGTCAGCTTCGCGAAGTTGTCAATGGTCTTTCAGATAATGTGAGAGCTTCAATTGATAGCATCAGTTCACAAACCTTGCCTAGTGCGGGGCTTGTTTTCCAGATCCCGAAGGTAACTGCACTCCCAACCGTGGCTCAGATCGACGAACTCGATCCAATCACACCAGAAGGACTCGAAACTGAATTCATAAATGTGGACGTCAAGTCATTCAAGGGTTCATCAGTAATGAGCGTTGAGCTCGCTGACCGCTCTGATCCACTTTACTATTCTGAATTGATTTCAGCGATGTCTTCACAATATGCACGTGCTACAAATGCATACAACTCAGGAATCATTCTTGCGGGTGCGACAAACACTGCAACAGGTATCGGAACAGATATCACAGCGACAGAACTTCTTTCATGGGTTTCTGCTGGAGCGGTTAGCGTGTACGCAAACACATTCAAGTTCGCAGATGCAATCGTTGTCTCGCCACAAATGTGGGGACGCATCATGAGCTTCTCAGTCGATGGACGACCAATTTACAACGCGCTACAACCTCAGAACGCGGCTGGAAATGCTCAGCCTCGCAGCTTGCGCGGTTCAGTCAATGGTCTTGATCTTTGGGTTGATACAGCTCTATCAGGTACAGGTTCAGGATCAATGTACGTCATCAACCGTGACGCTTACACATGGTATGAATCCCCTCGCCTAGAACTCCGCACCAACTTCATTGAAGATGGATCAATCGGAATTCTCATGTACGGCTATGCAGCAACAGCAAAGAAGATCGGCGCTGGCGCATACAAGTTCAACGCTAGCTAATTAGACATCGACGGCGGTCGCTCCCGAACGTCGTCGAGCAGTAGAGAGGATCGCTCATGCCCCAAGTCGTCACCGCATCAGAACTTCGCGCCGTCTTGGGCGTGAGCGTTTCACTTTACTCAGACGCATATCTTGAACAGTGCATTGATTCGGCAGAACTCACGATTCTGCCGCTTTTAACTGGTTATCAATCAGCAGTCACATCAGTTTTCATCAAGGATTCGGTTGCGTATTACACAACCCAACGAGTCAATTACTTCGTGCCCGGTCAATCGGTAGTGATTTCAGGATGCGGTGATTTCGACGGAACAGTCACAATCACTGACGATCGCATCCGTCCCTTTGAATTCACTTCTGCAACGATCGAAGCTGACACGACATACGTGACCCCAATCATTCCGTCAGGGCTCGCGTGTATCGAAGGCGCGACCGCTGGAGATTTATACTCTGGCGTCGCGCCGATTAAATCTGCAATCCTTGTCGTCTCGGTTGAAGTTTTCCAATCGATCACCGCACCAGGAAATCAAATCATGAATGAGCAATTCCAACCTTCGCCATTCGTACTCGGTCGCAGTTTAAGCAATCGTGTCATTGGATTGCTTGGACCATTTCTTGAAGTCGAGAACATGGCGATATGAGTTCAATCCTAGAAGACGTCCGTCAGCCTCTTGCAGCAGCTCTTGAAGGCGTTGCAGCTTCGGTCTATGACTACGTACCAGAAGCCATCATTCCGCCAGCAGCGGTCATCGTGTACGACTCCCCCGCTATGGAATCGACATTGATCAATGGCGCAGTCACAAAAGTCAAACTAAATTTTCTAATTTCTGCCGTTGTCGGCAACACGAACAACTCTGGAGCGTTGGACAATCTCGAACGTCTCGTCATAGAAATTCTCGGGGCAATGCCGTCGGGATATGTCGTCGGAGATGTCCAGCGACCACAAATCACTCAAGTCGGAGCAGCTAACTTGCTAACAGCAGACATCTCCGTCTCTACCTACTACACGCAAGAAAACTAGGAGAAAAAATGCCAACAACAATCATCACGGGCAGAGACATCGTTTTCGCGATCGAGGGTGACAATTATGACGCCCAAGTGACTTCTGCGACTCTCACCGTTGCTTCAACTATCAACACCTATCAGACGCTAGACGGCAAGGCTTACTACACCACCGATACACAGGGAACTCTCGCGGTTGAGATGCTCGCTGACTGGGGTGCAGGTAGTTCACTTTGCGACGCACTTTGGGGAGCAGCTTCATCAGCTCCCAACACTCCACTTTCGGTCTCACTGACAGCAGTGACCGGGCAAGTATTCACATTCGACGTGCAGCCAATTTATCCAACAGCGGGCGGCACTGCACCAGATGCACAAACAGTTTCACTTTCATTCACTTGCGTGACCACACCACTACTAAACGACTAAAAGGAGATCGGGAGCATGAAATTACCAATAACAATCGAATACACATCAGGGCTCGAAGAAACTTACACAGCGCAACCACCAGAGTGGGCAAAGTGGGAGAAATCAACGGGGAACATCATCTCGCAAGCGCAAGAAAAGATCGGAATATCCGATCTCTTATTTCTGGCTTATCACGCCATGAAGCGCGAACTAGCTGGAAAACCCGTCAAACCTTTCGAGGTCTGGAGTGAATCGGTTGTTGAAGTAAAGGTCGGAGATGGCGACCCAAAAGCCATCAGCGCGGAAGCATAAGCAGAATCTTGGTCGATCTAGCTTTATCGACTGGGATTCCGATGAGCGAATGGACAAGCGCAGAAGACATATTGACAGCAATCGAGATTCTGGAGAGTAGAAATGGCAAGTGAGACGATCGCTTACGACAAGAGTGATCTTCGTGCCGTCACAAAAGCTTTCAAAGCGATGGACGATGAAGCTACTGCTCAAGCGAAGTCGAAGTCTGGCGCGTTAGCTGAATATGCTCAAGGCAAGATCAAGCAAAAGGCAGCGACTCTTCAATCTAACAAAGTAGCTTCTCGAATTGCTGACGGATCTCGAGTCAGTAAATCATCGAAGATCGGTGAAATGTCTTTCGGCTTTGCTGCTCAGAAATACTCTGGCGGCGGAACGACTCAACAGCTTTGGGGCGGTTCTGAATTCGGTTCAAATAAATACAAGCAATTCCCCGTCTGGTCTGGAAGTTATGGACGAGGTTCGAAGGGTTGGTTCATTTATCCAACTCTCAGACAAGAACAACCTTACATTCTCGAGCAATGGGAAAACGGGTTCGATGAAATCTTGAAAGAGTGGGGCTAATGGCTACGGGATCAAGAACACTCAAGTTATCCATCCTCGCGGATGTAGATCAGCTCAATAAATCCTTAAAAGCTGCCAACGGAGACGTTGAAAATTCCAGCAACAAGATGACGGAATTCGGCAAGAAGGCGGGATTGGCGTTCGCTGCTGCTGCCGTAGCTGCTGGCGCATACGCAATCAAGATCGGCGTTGATGGCGTTAAAGCTGCGATCGAAGACGAGAAAGCTCAAGTACAGCTCGCCAATGCGCTTCGAAATGCAACTGGAGCAACCGATTCTCAGATTACAGCTACCGAGCAATACATCCTCAAAACTCAGCTAGCCACTGGCGTCACCGACGACAAGTTGCGTCCAGCTCTGGCTCGACTAGCTCTTTCGACTAACGACATCACTAAAGCTCAGGACTTGCTCAGTCTTGCGATTGACATCTCAACACAAAGCGGCAAGCCACTCGAAGCCGTTGCAAATAGCCTCGGAAAGGCATATGACGGAAATACGGCAGCTCTTGGCAAGCTTGGAATTGGACTTTCAAGCGCAGAACTAAAGGCAATGAATTTCACCGAGGTTCAGCAGAAGCTCACGGATCTATTCGGTGGCGCAGCTTCGGCTAATGCGCAGACTTACGCAGGACGACTCGAAATCTTGAAAGTCACATTCGATGAAGCCAAAGAAACTATTGGAGCAAAACTTCTCCCAATCATTCAGCAGCTTGTTGGTTACGTCGTAGATAAAGTCTTGCCCGCACTTGGAAAGTTCGCAGATTTCTTCCAACCAATTACCGACGCAATTTCTCGCAACAAAGAAACGTTCATCGAGTTCGGTGAGTTTATTCAGAAGTATCTCGTGCCGGTCTTGACGACCGTTCTTGGCGGTGCAATCAAGGGCGTTGGAATTATTGCTGGCGGCGTCATCGATGTAATCGGTGCGGTAATTCGAACCATTGAATCGCTAGTCTCTGGAGCAATCACTGGCATCAATGCCATCATCAAGGCATATAACGCAATTCCGCTATTGCCTAACATTCCGCTAATTCAGCAACCTTCATCATCAAAGTCTTACTCGAGCATTTCTGGCGTTCTAGGTTCATCGACTACGGCAGCAGCTCCATCAGTTCCAACGATCAGCGTTCCGACTACTTCGGCGGGAATTTCATCAGCTACTTCATCGGCAGCGGTAGCTTCTTCTTATGCTGCGGGCAGCTATTACGACCCAATGAGCGGCAATACTCCAGACGCCAAGCCTTACAGCACACCAAACATCAGCGTGACCGTAAATCAAGGCATCGTGGGCGATCCAGAGGCAGCAGCTCGCACCGTGGTCGATGTACTCAACCGATCATTCTTCAGGGGTACGGGTGGGGCTAATGCTCTGCTCTTTGGCTAATGACGGTATTTAATCCGATCTGGTACGTCGCAATCAATGGCGTCGAATACACGAACTTCGTTCTATCTAATCTCACAGCTTCTTCAGGTCGGACAAACATCTACGAGCAAGCCCAAGCGGGTTATTGCACTCTTTCGTTGTATAACGTTTCGCAATCTAACGTCGCAATCAATATCAATGACACCGTGACGATTCAACTCAAGAATTCAACTAACACATTCATTCCAATCTTCGGCGGCTCGGTAGTTGATTTAACCATCGGCGTCGCATCGGCGGGATCAGTCGGCATAAGTCAGCAGATCAACATCATCGCGGTTGGAGCTTTGGCTCGACTTCAAAAGGCTTTAACCAATGGCGTTCTGCCAAAAGAATTCGACGGCGATCAAATACTCGACGTCCTCACCGATTTGCTGGTCAATAACTGGAGCGAAGTCGCGCCATCGGTGCAGTGGAATACTTATGACCCGACGACAACTTGGGCAACGGCAGAAAATACCGGGCTTGGTGAGATCGATACACCAGGCACTTACGAACTAGCTGCGAGAAGTTCATCGCGCATCGATGTCTATTCACTCGTTTCAGCTCTTGCCACTTCTGGACTTGGATATATCTACGAATCCGCCACTGGGGCGATTTCATATGCTGATTCTTCGCATCGATCAATCTATCTGGCGACTTACGGTTACACCGACGTCAGCGCAGCTCAATCGATAGCCACGGGGCTTCAAATTGTCACTCGAGCTGGAGATATCCGAAACTCGGTGACGATCAAATATGGTGCCACTTCGAGCAGCGAAAAATCGGCTGACGATCCCCTATCGATTTCTCAGTACGGGCAACTAGCTTCAATCATCACGACGACTCTTCACAATGCCACGGACGCAGAAGATCAAGCAGATTTCTATCTCGGACTTCGTGCCAATCCTTATCCAATGCTTACTTCAATCACTTTCGAGCTGACTAATCCAGAAATCGACGATGCAGATCGTGACTCGCTGATTTCGATATTCATGGGATTACCGCTTCGCATCGCTGACTTGCCGTTAAATATGTCAGCAGGAACGTATCTTGGATTCGTTGAAGGATGGCAATTCTCAGCGAGTTACAACACGGTTTCGGTGACGGCTCTATTGTCGCCACTTGCATTCAGCCTTCAAGCGATGCAGTGGGATGAAGTGCCGATCGCAGAACATTGGAACACCATTTCGGGCGGTCTGGAATGGCAAGATGCGATCGTGGTCGCGTAAGGGGTAAAGAATGAGCAATCCAACTAGCAACTTTAATTGGCAGATGCCGACTAACACCGATCTCGTGACTGATCTTCCAGCAGATTTCGAGGTCTTTGGTCAAGCAGTAGACACTTCACT